TTGCCACAGTCGGGCCACCATCGCCTGTCCAGGGTGGACCGCCACTGGCACCGCGGCTCCCACGTCGCGTCACGGGCCTTGATGGCGTCGAGCGTCATCGGCGGTGGACCTCATCGAACGCTGCGCCGAACGCGGGGTCGATGTCGGGCTGCGGGGTGGGGATCGGGGCCACCGGGGCGGGGGTGGCTGCCAAGGCCACGCTGAACGCTTCCGTGGCGGCGCGGTTGAGCACGATGGTCGGCCCCTCCACCCGGAACCATGCGTCCTCGGGGAACATCGCCAGCCCCGCCTCCCGGAGGCGGTCCAGATGGCGCACGAGCGCGGTGTGCTCCTGGGACAGGTCAGCCAACGCCCGGATGGCATCGTCGCGGGTCATCCCTGCCCCGGTCGCGTCGTCGCGCCACGTCGCGGACCAGTCAGCGGGGCGCTCTGCCTCCCATGCCAGGCTCGTGTCGAGGGCGTCGCGGACGAGGTCCAGCGCGTCCATCGCCGCGCTGATGTCGTCGTCGCCCTCGGCCGGTTGCGCGTCGGTCAGGCAGCCGTAAGCGGTCTTGGCCAGCCCGTCGACGTTGCGCATCGCCGCGAGCAGCCGCTCGTTCTCGGCGTCGCGGAGTCGCGTCTGGTTGTACCAGTAGGTCGTGTGATCGAAGCCGACGCGGGCAAGGACGCCCGGCTCGGTGGTGAACACGGCAAGGTCAGCGGCGAGGCTGGCGACCTCTCGCTCCAGCCGCTCGACCTCGGCGCGGAGGGTGGCCTCCTCCTCCTCATCCTCCTTCGGAGTGAAGGGGTGGCAGTCCCACGTATCAGCGTCATCCGCCCCATCGGGCAGGCAACCGACGTGGAACGGATGGATGGCGTATCGGTCGCACGGCCCACGGTCCTGCGCGGTCCACACGCATCCGTCGCGTGGCTCGGTGGTCATCGGGTGTCTCCTTCGGTGGTGGGGTGGGGGTGGGGGCCACGCCTCATGCCACGCCGTCGCTGACCGTCTGCACGAGTCCGCAGCCGTCGCAGGTGACCTCCTGCCTGCGCGGGTCGTCCTCGCTGTCGGTGATGAGGTCACAGCGTTGGTCGGAGCACCTCCAGCGATACCATAGGCCCTCGAAGTCGGCCTCGGCGTTCTCATCGGCGGTCATGAAGCGCGAGGCGAGCGGTCGGGGCAGCCCTCGAAGTGACGCATCGTCGTCTGGCAGGCGCAGGTCCCGTCAGGCGGCCTGAGAGCCGCGTCGATGACACGACAGACCCAGCCCGGAGACAGCACCCCGTGGGCCTGCTGGATGCGGAGCACCCGCAGCGCCGCCGTCAGCCGCTCGACCTCTGCGCGGATGATGGCGTCCGTCTCCAGTGCGGCGGCGAGGGGTGGGTAGGTCAGGATGCGTTCGGCCTTCTCCTGCGCCCAGGCTTCCGTGGAGTCGATGCCACGCAAGATGGGGAGGCTGTGCTCGCGTTCGATGGCAAGGGCCAGCAGCGCGACGGCTTCGGGGGTGGGGGCGGCTGGCTGGAACTCGGGGATGCCGCGATCGCGCGGGGTCCATCGGGCGCCGCGCGAGAACCGGGCGATGACGTGATCCCACCAGTCGCTCCAGCAGGCGTCACGGTCGAGCGTCTCGGGGGTGGGGGCGTCCCATTGGAAGGTGCCGCACAGGCAAAGCGCCGACGACATCCAGAAGCCGTCAGGGTGGGGCGGGAACTCCAGCCGATGACGCTCGACCTCACCGCGGATGTCGGTGATGGTCTCCTGCCGGGCTGCGGCGATGATGGCGTCGATCTCGTCGGCGGCCCAGTGTCGTTCGTGGCGGTCGAGCTCCCTCAGCAGCGCGTCTCGCATGTCAGCGGGGGTCATGTCAGGTGCCTCCTCTTGGGTGCATGGCGCCAGTGGTCCTGGCGGTTGATGGCCACGATCAGCCGGATGGGTCTGCCGCACCAGCAGGTCGCCTTGGCGGGGTCGCCCGGGTCGAAGGCCCGGGGCCAGGTCATCGGGCAGCGCCTCATCGGTGGTGTTCGCAGTAGCAGTACGCCTGGACGTCGAAGGCAGAGAAGCCACCGACGCCGACCACCGCGTCATGCACCCAGCGCCCGCGGCTCTGGTAGCAGGAGCGCTCGCACTCGAAGCCGTCGGAGCAGGGATCGTCCTTGGCCGGCCAGCGCCATGCTGGGCAGCCACGCTCACGCTCGTCCAACCACGCCGCGGTGTAGAGGCGATCGCCCGGGCGGAAGGTCTGATCCAGGATCGTCTGGACGCCCAGGGGATGGCCGGGCGCCTCGCAGACGTTCGGGAGCATGTGGCTCGTGGTGGCGAAGGCCGCCGTGCGCATGACGGAAGCCTCGTGGATGGCCCGCGCACCCATGCTGCTCACGGCGTCCGCGTCCGTCCGTCCCCAGCCCGTGGAGCGGCCGATGCCGAGCGCGACCTCCTCCGGCCAGGCGCCCGCATCGGGGTGGCAGAAGCCACCGAACTTCATGGCGACGTGCACCGCGCCCGGAAGGAGCGCCAGGCGGAAGGCTGCCAGCTCCGCGCTGGTGGGGTGGTGGCTCATGCGACCAGGCCCGCGAACACTCCCGGGTGGTGGATCGCGCAGGGCCCAGGGACCTGGCAGGGCCTGCTGGGTGCGGCGATGCAGCGCAGGCCCAGGCGCCATGCCAGGTCGTCCGCGATCTCATCAGGCTCCATCCGCCCGAAGTCCTCGCGCGGCTCGCCGCTCACGTCGCGCGGCCTGGTGCGCTGCTCATCGCGGATGGCGGCGCGCTCGTAGGCGTCGATCGGCTCGGGGATCAGGTGGTCGTAGTCGCTGGTGTGGCACATGGTGCTTCTCCTTGGTGCTGGCGCCCGTTGGAGGCGCCTTCGGAGACCATCATCGCTCCGCCATGGCGGCAGGAGCAAGCCATCCAGAAGTCCCAGGTGCGGCAGCGCAACGTGGGACCATCGGGTGGCTCGATCCAGGGAGGCGACATGCCCGACTGACGCACCCGCGCAGGTAAGCAATCCTACCGATGCGCGGACCTGCGAAGGTCCGCGCATCATCACGTCATGGACCTCTTCCCCTTCGGCCTCGCCGCCGGCGTCGTTCTTGCCTGGGCTGCTCTCAGCCTCGGCGCGCGCCCATGGCGGACCCGATGAAGGCGTAGACGCCGCACACCAGGACGGCCATCCTCCAGGCGATCGCCAGCACCGCGCTCGGGTCCGATCCCACCACCCCGATGAACCCGAGGCTCGCGATCGTGCCGCCGAGCGTCGCGGCCAGGACCGCGACCAGCGCGCCCTCCGTGACCGCATCCGGCATCAGCTCGGTGTGCCGGACGGAGTGCCTGTTCCGGATCAGCACCCCAAGCCAGGAGAGCAGCGCCAGCGCCGACACGATCGGGACCATGGCCTGGACGGTCACTTCCCCGACCCCAGCGCGCGGTTGATGCCTTCCAGCCCGAGCAGCGCCAGCAGCGTCCCGAACACCAGGCCGAACACCACGGCGTCCACCCGGAAGGCCGGGTCCCTGAACAGCCGGCCGGCCATGTCCACCACCACGATCAGGACGCTCAGCGCCAGGAACACCTTGACCGCCCAGCGACGCAGGTCCGCAAGCTCATCCGGCGTGCGGCTCGGCGTGCGGTTCTCATCGGCCATGGTGGCGACGATGCCTGGCCACCCAGGCAGGGAGAACCACGTCGTGCAGCAGCCACCCGAGAACGATCCCGACGACCAGTCCTTCCACCAGAGCCTCCATCGCTGTCATCCCATCGCCACGGCGGCGACCGACCGGGAACCACCACCCCCACCGGCGAACACGAGGTCGGTGGCGAACTCGACCCAACCGTTGAGCACGTCCGCGGAGTCGTCCGGATAGACGCAGTCCCCGTTGGCGCTGTTCGCTCCGAAGAACGCGGAAGCGGTGTGGGTGGTGTTGGTGGTGGTCAACCGGACGCCTATCTCGACCAGGACGCGGTCGTTCGCGGAGCATGACCGGGATGTCATCGTCACCCCGTTGACGCCTGCACCACCCGGTATCGGCCGAGCCCAGTTGTTGACCGCACTGAACTCGTCGGAAGAACCGGATGTCCCTGCGTAGAGGGTCGACTGCCACGCCCCAGCAGAGTTGACGACATAGACGCCGACCTGCCAGTTCGCGTTGGCCCCGCTGTTGGACTCCTTCCCCCGGCAACATGACTTGAAGAAGCCACTGATGGTCTGAGCGGCCAGCGCGTCGGTGAGGTACGAGCCCATGAGAGTGTCGTTCGGCGACGTCCCGTTGCCGACGGTCGATACCGTGGCCGTGGTGGCGTCGCTGTATCCCGTCTTGGACAGGACCAGCTTGCGCGTGGTGATGGTGCCCTCGACCTTTTCCCACAATCCCGGTCCGGATACCGCTCCACCGATGTTGATGGCCGCGGCCGCGCCGGCGGCGATGGGGAGATAGAAGCGCTGGGTCATCGGAAGCCGAACAGAGCTACGACCACCCGCGTGACCGTGGTGGCTGAGTCCACGTTGAAGCGGATGGTGCTATCCGCCGCCACGGCCGCGGTCCATCCGGTCAGCGTCGTGTCCTTGCTCTTGGTCGTGCTGCTGATCGTCGGCTTGGCGGATGCCGTGATGGTGTCGCCCACCACGGGCGGATAGTTGGCGTACGTGTCTTCCCATAGATCCACGACGATGGAGCCCGACTGGTCCGCCAGCATCACCACGCCGGTGATCGTGAAGGCGTCCGGGAAGTACAGGTCGCCTTTGACTCCGGTGGTGATGGCTACCCCACCCCCGTCGATGATGAACTCGTACACGACCCGTTCGGTCGCGCGAGCGTGCCGGTGGTCCCGCCGAGCGGCCACCGTGGCGGCGCCCACGACGGCGGTGTCGCCCGGAGTCGATGCCGCGGGGGATGTCGCGTCGAAGGCCAGGAGGGTGGCATCGGTCGCGACGAAGGTGTCCGCGGCTCCGATGGCGGCGGCGGTGCCAAGGACCACGGCCGGCGTGCCGGCCGATGCCCCTGATGGAGCGCTGGGCATCGCGTGCTTATGGTCCCGCCGAGAGGCGACGGTCGCGACACCCACGACGGCGGCGTCGGCGAACGCCTGGGTGCTCGGGTTGGTGGCGTCGAAGGCGAGGATGGTCGCATCCGACCGGATGACGGTCCCGGCGGCGCCCGCGGCGGCAGCGGTGCCGAGCGCGATGCCAGGAACGGCGAACGCGGGGACGGACCCTCCGAGGGTGGCCCACGTGGTCCACGTCGTCCCGTCCGTGACATAGACGAGCGCATGGTCGGAGCACGAGTAGATGGACCCCACGGGTGGGACGCTCGCGGCCGGCCGCGCGGCATGGGTCCCGGAGAGGAGGATGCCGACGACGGTGGCGGCCATGACTGGTACCTCGTTTCCTTAGGGTGGACTCAGGGCCATGATGGCTTCGCCGGTCACCCCGTCAAGGATGATGGCACCCGGGACGGCCCCGTCCATGAGCGGTCGCCAGATGAGCGTATCGGCGGCGGGCGGACGGTTGACCCACGCGGAGCCCGTCCAGACCAGACGGTCCCCGGACGCGGGGGTGGGTGCGGTCACGTCACTGATGGCGTCCAGGGCGCCCGTGACGGCGTGCGCATGGTCCCGGCGCGCTGCTACCGCAGCTGCGCCCACGGCGCCCGCTCCGGCCAGCGTGAGCGCGGCTGGCGTGGTGACGTCGAAGGCCAGCACCGTGGCATCCGTGCGGATCGCGGTCGATGCTGCGCCGGCCGCGTTGGCGGTGCCGAGCGTGAGCGCCGGCGTGGCGAAGCTCGTGGCCGCTCCGATGCCGGCGCCCTGGGTGCCGGTCAGCGTCACCAGGGCGGTGCCGCTGGCGCCGCCCGATCCCTGGAACACCCCGAACGCTCCTGCTGCCGCCGTGGCCGAGCTCGACGCTGCGCCGCTCGTGGCGGTCGGGAAAGCGTACTGGCCTCGGGTGGCGCCACCCGATGCCAGCTTGACCCGGGCGGTTCCGTGCGTCATCACCGCGACGGTCGACGGACTGGGCGCGGCCGCGTAGATCAGCGTGTCCGGATCGTCGATGGTCCAGTGGCCGACCACCACGCCGACGACCTTGTCGCTGGTCCCGGTGGTGGGCGTGATGCGCGCATCGTTGTACGCGCCCTCCAGCTTGACCAGGGTGTCGAGCGCGATGGTCGACCCGGTCCGGTTGGTGCTGATCTTGATGACGCCCGTCGACCAGCCCTCGACGTTGCCGGTTCCGCCGTGCTGGGGACGCAGCTGCTTGCGGACCTGCGTCCAGAGATTGATCAGACCCACGGGATCATGCCCCCATCTGGTAGCGGAACGTGACCTGGTCGCCGATCTGCGGGGCGAGCCGGAGGGTGACCGTCCCGGCGACGTCGTCCACCTCGTAGTCGCTGGCTCCCAGGATCACGCCATTGAGCGCCACGCCCGGTCGGCCGGTGAGGTCCCAGGCGTACGGCGTGAACACCCGGTTGGACCCGTTGATGGCGCCATGCGCTGCCACCCATGGAGCGAACCCGGAGGTGGACCCCGCCGTCAGATAGACCGCCGTCACGACAGGAGCCCGGACACGTCCGCTGTTGCCCTCCCCGCCGGACGTGACGTCACCCGCTGGGCCGTACAGCCCAGCGACGAGGTCTTGCGCACAGAAGAACAGGCCCGTCCCGGCGTGCCAACCGGGCGCGATGCAGAAGTAGGAGGTCCCGCCTTCGTTGATGGCGGATCGTGGGATGTCGACCGTCGCTCCGGCCGATATCCACTGGATGCCGCCCAGCGCCTCATATTGCCCGACGTCGGTCGGTGCCGACGTCCGGAACCCGTAGTAGTACGCCTGATCGGTCCGTCCCCAGTCGTACGTCGGATCAGCCGCGGCGACCGTGAACCGTATCCCGATGACGTTGTCCGCCAGCGCCCCGGTCGTGTATTCCCACCACGCCTCGTATTCCGCCAGGCCGGACCAGCCCCCGAACCCAAGCGGACAGCCGCAGAGCGTGTACGCGACGTTGTTGAACACCAGCGAGCCGATGCTCTTGATCGTCGGGTTGTGATAGTCGATCTCCGCGACGGGGTCGGTCGCGTAGTCATCGAAGCGGTTACGGGCCTCTCTGAGCGCCAGGGTGAGAGCCCCCCCCGTGCCCGTCTCGGCGTCCGGTCGCCGCCCGGGCCTGTGGCGGACGCTGGACCCGCCCTGCTTGGGCAGGACCAGCGTGAGCAACAGCGAGTAGTACAGCTGCGTGTCGCCGTCCTGGCGCACCGTCCGGCGAGTGACGCGCATCCACGTGTAGGCGGAGTATCCAGGGAGATGGGTGAACTTCACCTGGATGCGATGGCCGGCGCGGATCAGGTTGACCTGCGCGACGGGCACCTTGTGGAGCGTGCACATGATCGTGTCCTGCTCCGTCTCGGCCTCGTTCAGATACTTGTTCGCCTTGGCGCTCGCGCGGCTGGCGCTGCCGACGCTGGAGTCCAGCACCTGCGTCTCTCGCTTGCGCCCGATCGCGGCCAGGACCGTGGCGTTGGTCTCGTACACTGCCGCGCTCATCGAGTCGCCATAGTTGAAGTAGACGCCGCTGAACACACGGGACGGATCGCGCGACAGCTCGGAGTCCATCGACGGCGCGAACACCGTGGTGCCGTCGACGTCCGCCAGGACGTTGCTGATCCTCAGCGTGCTGCTGTTGAACGCCCGGGTCGGCAGGTAGTAGTGCAGCACCGGCGCGCCGATCGGCGCATCCCATGTCACGAAGTAGTTGCAGCCGGAGACCTGTGCGGCATCGCTCAGCACGTCGGCCATGGTCATGCCGCGGTAGTCCTGCTTGTCCAGGTCGACGCCAGCACCGAACACCGCCGAGCCGTCGGTGCTGATGGGCCCCGTGAAGCCCGAGCCGAGCATCCACGCCAGGCGAGCGGTGTCCGTCTCTGCCGGCCGCTTGGCGCCGGTACCGCGGATGATCTCGAACTGGAGCGCGGAGTTGACGTCGTAGACGGTGGCGTCCCACACGCGAGCAGCGCCCGTCAGGTAGGAGTCCGCGCGCTTGATCGTGCGATCCGCGAAGTAGCCGCGGAACAGCGAGTCGAAGGAGCAGCCCGTCTCGATCGCACGGAACGGATAGTGGCCGGGGATGTTCAGCGTCCCGCTGGGATCGTCCACCCGGACCTGCGACATGGCCAGCTCGCCGCTCTCCGCCGCCTCGGTGAAGGAGAAGCCCGATCCCAGCCGGACCGCCTGCGCGCCCAGGTCCGAAGACGACCCGATGTAGTAGAAGAGCGTCACGTGGCCACGAACCCGTAGCGGCTGGCGGTCCTCGTGGCAGTCTCCTGGTCGCGCACGGTGATGCCGGTGTTGACCGTGGTGTTGACCGTGACCTGGGTGGGCTGCGCGGCGATGGTGGCCAGCTTCGCGTTGGCGCCCCGGAGCGGCGGCGCAAGCTGCCGGCCCAGCGAGTCGACGGCCTGCTCCTGCTTGGTGGCGCCGCGCGTCACGCGTCCCTGGAGCGTCCTGATGTCCGCGCCGATGGCGTCCGCGACCTTCGTGTTGCCACGCGACACGGCCTGGCGCTGCGCCTCCTGGAGCACAGCGATCGCGTCGGTGATCTGGCCTGCGCTCAGCCGACCGTTGGTGGCCACCGCGTGGCTCAGGTTCTGCAGCCCGTCCTGGATCTGCGAGCCGCCGAAGGTGTCTCCCAGGATGCGGTCCAGGCCCTGGACGTCGTTGAGCTTCCGGTTCATCTGACGCAGGTTGCCGAGCGCCGCGTCAGCGTCCTGGCTGGCCGCCGCGTCGGCCTTCGCCTGAAGGCTCGCCTGCGCCTCTGCGACCTGCGCCTGGAAGATCCCGAACTGCTCGGCCAGCGCGGCGATCGAGCCGCCTGCGATGGCCACCGCGCCCAGGATCGACACAGCGCCCATCAGCTTCCCGCCGATGCCTGTCCCACCAGCTGCGCCCACGGCGCCGCCTGGAGCGCCCCGTGCGCCTCCACCGCCGATCCCGCCGGTCGCCGCCACGTACATGGGGTTCGCCGGCGACGATCCGCGCGTCAGCCCGAGCTTGCCGAGGATGCCGCCGAGCCCTTCCTTGATGACGCCGCCGATCACGTCGGTCGCGACGCCGGTCATGCTGAACCCGAACAGGTACTTGATCGTGCGGTCCGCGACCATGCCGGTGACCAGCAGATCCTTCAGCGGGCCCGGGATCATGCCCCAGAAGGTCTGCGCGGAACTGGCCAGGGTCGTGATGGACGGGATGACGGTGCCCGTGAGGAAGGTCGCCAGGTCCCTGCCGAGCTTCACGCCCTGGTCCAGGAAGCCCAGCAGCGTCCGCTGGTTGCCCTTGTCGTTCATCCAGTCGGCGGCGGTCTGCGCCAGCTCCGCGAGCACCGGCAGCACCTGGATGCCGACCATGACCTTGAAGTCACCCAGCGCATCGGTCCATGCGCGCGACGCGTCGCGCGCCTTGCGCATGTTCTTGATGTCCTCCTTTGTCAGCTCCATCCCTTCAGCCAGCTGCTTTTTCCACTCCTTGCCGCCCGCCTGGAAGATCGGCAGCAGCTCCTGCCATGCGCGCCCGAACAGCTTCGCGCCAGCCGCCGCGCGCTGGCTGGCCGGGAAGCTCTTGTTGTTGAAGTAGTCGACGAACGACGTGACCACCTCCTCGGCGTCCTTCACCCGTCCGGTGCTGTCGCGCAGGCTGAACCCGTAGTCCTTCTCGAACTTGGTGGCGGTCTTCTTGCTCTCGGTGAGTGCGTTGACGTTCTTCAGGTACATGCCCGTGATGGACTGCGCCTTGCTGGCCGCGATCCCGTAGTAGCCCAGCGCATCCACGAACTTGGACGTCCGGCTCACGCCCAGGCCGCTCAGGGTGTTGACCCGGTCGACGGCGTCCCCGAACGCCTGCGCCTCGTCCACCGCGGACTTGATGAAGGCCACCGTGCCCACGGCGGCGGCGCCCAGGCCGAGCATCATGCTCTTCTTCAGCTCGCCGGCCTTCTTACCGAAGTGCGCCATGGACCCGGACGTGCGCGCGGAGACGGAGCCCAGGATGCCGACCTTGCTGCTGGTGCTCGTGACTGCACCGTCCAGGCCCGCGAGCGATCGCTTGGACTTGTCCAGGCCCTGGGACATGCCGTCCTTCAGCCGCAGGTTGGCGACCAGCTCGGCAGTCTCCGCGAGCGCCATGGCCTACTCCCTTCCGCGCTCGATCGAGCGCACGTCCGCGGCGGCGTTCTCCGCGGCGGCGTCCTCCGCGGCCTTCGCCGCGAGGATCTCCACCCGGTTGGCGGACCCGACACGCTCCTCCGCCATCAGCTGCAGCGAGAGCAGCGCCTCGTGCAGCGTCATCGGTCCTGGTCCTCGGACGGCTTCCCACCCATGTCGTCCGGCGAGGATGGCTCGGACGGCGTCGGGAGCGAAGGTGAGGTATCGGGGGTGGGAGATGTCGACCCGTCCGTCTGCCCACCCTGCGAGCGCATCAAGGACAGCCGGGTCAGCAATGGGCGGAGCACCACCTCGGCGTACAGGTCGTCGCAGCGATCCGCGACCTCGAAGCCTCCCTGGTCGAACGGCAGCAGCCGGTTGACCAGGTCCTCGTAGCCGTCCGACATGGGGCGGATAAGGACAGGCCCGTCCGCGTCCACGAACGACCAGGCGGCCACCCCGTACCGCAGGTAGGCCCGCGTCCAGGAGACCTGCAGCTGGATGGGGTCGTCGCTCCACTGCTGCACCGCGGCGTAAACCGCGGCGCCGATGTCGATGGTGGGGGCGGGCCGAAGGTCGACCCAGTCCCCATCACCGTGCGGAGCGTTCGGGCAGCGGCACGCTCCCACCGCGACTCGAACGAGGCTCATGGCGCCAGCAGCGTGCTCATCGCGTTGACCACCAGCACGTCGATCGGAGCCGTCAGTGCCGGGTCGACCACGTGGCGGCAGACCAGCTGCGCCGTGGTGTTGCTGCCGACCGCGTTCTCCGACCGGGTGAACCAGAAGCCGGCGAACTTGATCTTCTGCTGGTAGGGCGTCGATCCCGTCACGAACTGGCGGCTCGTGGTGTCCAGCACCACGAAGCGCTCGACGGGGTTGGCGTTCAGCCAGTCCGCGAACTCCTGCAGCGCCGCCGGGGTCTTGGCCAGGTTGAACGTCGACTCCAGCGTGCGCTCGCCGCGCCCGTAGCCGGCCACGTTGAAGTTGGCGTTCGAGCCGTTGCTGAACCGCTTGACGTCGGTGTTGCTGCTCACGGTCAGAGACGCGTCGTGCATCGTATCGACCATGCGGGTGATGCCCATGGAGCCCGCGTTGTCGTCGATGTAGAGCGCCGTGTCCGCGCCGTACAGCCACTCGGGGTTCGTGTCGACGGACAGAGCCTGGCGGGTGTGCGGATAGGTGACGGTGCCGAACCGGAAGTCCGCCTGCGCCTGGATGGGCCCCAGATCCTGGGGGAACGTCAGCTGCAGCTGGTCGATGATCCCGTCGTAGAAGCGGAACTGGTCGCCCGTGACCTCGTCGCCCCACTCGCCGGCCACGATGTCGTAGGCATCCGCGCTGGTGCTGGCGGGCTGGTACAGCCAGGACTTGGCCACCGCCCCGGTCGGGGTCACGCCGCCCTTCAGGAGCAGCTGCCACAGGATGTGTGCGTCGTTCGCAGCCAGCGGTCCGGTGGCCTGGCCGGTGATGTCGGACGCCATCCGGTACGGCGCGATCGCCGCGTCGAGCGTGCCGGTGTCCACATCCGGGAAGGTCCACTTCGGATCGGTGGACGGGTTGAAGCGCCACGGGACGCGTCGCGTCGCGTTGACGGGGGTGCCCCAGGTCGTCTGGAGTCCCAGCTGGAAGGCCCGGAACCGAACGTTGCCGGGCGCCGGCTGAACGGTCATCGCGTTGCTCCTCTCTCTGTTCGGCAGGGCGCCGAGCGTATGTTCCGATGGTCCGTCACGCCCGTCGGATCGCCTTGCTCAGGCGACGCCGGCGCGCTCTTGTGGCGGCTCGGACCCTTCTTGGATGGAGACCGGCGCCCGGTGTCGGGCTTCCTCTCGCTCTTCGGCTTGCTCGGCCCCTTCGGGTCGCGGCCGCCGTCCTTCTTCTTCGTGGGGCCCGGACGGTCCGGTGTCCCGTGACGGTCCGTGGGTTCATGCGCCGGCGTCAACACCAGGCCCGGCAGCCACGGACGATCGTACGGCAGGAGCATCAGTTCTTGCCCTCCTGGACGTTGAACGTGAAGAGCACCTCGGGCGCTCCGAACGTGGCGGTCCCCTGGCGCAGCTCGCCATCCCGGAAGCCGACCTGCTGGAGCACGCCCCGGGTGCTGATGGTGGGGTTCGCACTGAACAGGTCGCGCATCTGGTCCGCGAAGGTGTTGCAGCGGGCGTTGTACTCGCTCGGGTCGGTGATCCAGTCGACGTACCAGAGCGATCCGGTGTAGACGGTGATGCGCAGGGAGTGATCGTGCTGGATCGCCTCGGTGATGTCGCCCACCGCCACGAACGGTCCCTCGCCCATCAGCGTCGCCGGCAGCTCCGACCAGAACTTCCACACGATCGTGTGGGCGTTCGACGCGATGAACGCCGCGATGATCGCCGCGAGCGCATCGTTCAGCTCCTGGCGGTCGGACTGGTAGCTGGCGGGGACGACGACGGCATTGAGTGTCATGGCGCTCCTACGCTGCTGCGTTCCAGGCCAGGACGTACTCCTCGGCCAGGTCTTCGTGCTTCAGTGCGATGATCGCCCCCGGCCGCAGGTAGGGCTGCGCGCGGGTGCCCGGGTGGTTCACGGAGCGCGCGAAGCTTTCGGGCGCGGACCCGGCGCGCAGCGTCCCGCTGAGGCGACGTGCACCACCCCATGCCAGCGCCGACGCGCGGACCGGCCGGATGATGTGGGCGCGGGTGCCCTCCTCCACCCAGCGCGCGTAGGCGGCGCTCGCGATCACGGAGGCGCCGAACGCGTCCGCCTCGCCGGCGTGGATGGTCCTGCCCAGGTTGCCGGTCTTGCGCGGCACCAGCAGCTTCGCCTCTCGGACGGCCCGCAGCTGCCAGCGTCGTCCGATGGCCACCAGGGTCTTGGTGGAGTCGACCGCCTCGATGCGCGCGACGAGAGCCTCGTACCCTGCGAGCCCGCTCACATCGACGCCACTTGCTGCCCGATGGACCAGTCCGCGATGAAGTCCCGGACCTCGGGCGGGAGGCTGCTGTAGTCGGTGGTCCCACCGCCAGGCGTGATCCCCATACCGCCCATGAGCCCGGACGGCCGCAGCGTCTTCCAGGCGGCGTAGATCTTGACCACCTCCTTGACCGCCTCCGGCTCGTTGCCCGCGGTGTAACCGCCATCGCCCACGACGACCAGGTCGTTGGGCATGGACGTCCAGGCGTAACCGCCTCCGTAGTTGCCCGGGTAGAACGGGCTGTCGAGCGCCTTGTCCCACCAGCGCGGGTCGGCGTACCACCACGGCATGTCGTTGTCGGCGCGCCATGCGCGGAACTGGAGCGCGATCACCAGGCGCTGGTTGTCGGGGACGCCCGGCGACGCCTCCCACAGACCCCAGGCGGACGGGGAGTCGTTGCCGTCGCCAGGGACCGCCACGCTCAGCGTCGCGCCACCCCACACCGCGCTCGTGATCGTGCGGAACCCGGGCATGGCGACCTGCGCCTGGAGCATGGTGGTGGTCGCCCACGTGACGCCTGGGTGGTCGTAGAAGAAGCGATGGCAGACCGACTCCAGCTCGCTCTGCGCGCCTCGGATGTTCGACCCGATCGTCTGGTCGGAGTAGCGGCTGGTCGAGCCCGGGCTGTTCAGCTCCAGGTAGTCCCGGACCTGGCTGGCGGTCACGATGAGGTTCACTGGCGGTGCGCTCCTACGAGCCCGAGTGCTGCCAGGCGCCGGTCCAACGGGACCGGTGTGGGGGCCGGGGCCTCGGCTCCCGCCACGATGGCACTGAACTGCTCGGCTGCCGCTTCCCAGCTGAACCTGGACACATGCCCGGGGCCCATGAGCCCGAGCCGATGACGCTCGTCACGATCGACCACCAGGCGCTCCACCGCCTCCGTGAAGGAGCCTGGCCTGGGCATCGCCCAGAAGTAGCTGTAGGGATTGTCCTGCAAGACCACGGGCACTGTCACCCCCGCAGGCCCGATGACCTCCGGCACGCTGGAGTAGTCCAGCCCGACCACGGGCGTGCCGGCCGCGAGCGCCTCCGCGATGGTAAGCCCGAAGCCCTCCGCGCTGGTGGTGACGTACAGGTCCGCGGCGTTGTACATCGCGTTGAGCACGGGCCGCGGCACGCCGCCCACCGACGGATCGTCGTGGAAGCCGGTGGTGGCCATGCGCGCGGCGATGAAGTCCGGGTACTTGCTGGCCTCGTCCATCAGGTCGCCGCCCTGGTCGATGGAGCGGCAGTGCCAGATGAGCGCCGTCTCCGGGTGCCTGGCCAGCACGGGTGCGACCTCCCGGAGCAGCGCGGCGTAGTTCTTCCTGGGCATGTGCCGGTCCGCGCGGAACAGGATGGTGGCGTCCAGCGGCCAGCCCAGGAACTGCCGGCACTCCGCGCGCGATCGCAGGGAGACGTGCTTGCGCTTGCCCACCTGCATCGTCAGCGGGCGCCTGTCGGAGACGGGCCAGAAGGCGTGCGGGTCCACGCCGTGGAGCACGACCGGGGGTCGCTCGCCCATGACGCCCTCGATCTGGTCCGCGCCGAACCCGCACATGGCCACGGGCCTGATGCGATCCCAGACGTGCTTCCACCGCGGCGGGATGCCGACGCCCTCGATGGGCACGTAGTTGAACGCCGGCAGCTCCGGCGGCAGCATGGCGGGCCAAGGAGACAGCTTCAGGCTGGCGACGTCCCCGATGATCAGCACCGCCTCTGGCTTCCAGCCCGGGATGGTGGCGCCGGTGAACACCCCCCGCGCCAGGTCCAGCAGCTTCAGGCGTGCGTCCTGGCCATCGTCGGTCATGGCGCCCAGCGCGAGCCATCCGTCCTCGTGGCCCAGGACCACCACGAGATCGCGCAGGTTCCGCGGGAAGCCCGGGTCTGTCCGGTGGGAGGCGTCCTCGTTCATCGAGACGATGCGCAGGTCGTCGCCGCGCTCGACCATCGCGCTGGCCAGGTCGCGGGTGACGGTCCCGAACCCGGTGCCGGCGGTGTCACCCAGGATCAGCAGCCGCGTCACGCCCCGATCGCCTGTGTGGCGCCCACGGCGCCCCGTGTGCCTCGCAGGTCCACGGACCATGGGAACGCACCACCTGGGGGCCTATCGAGGCGTGGCGGGCCGTTCCGCGCGTTCTCGGTGTGGATGGGTGCGGTCCGATGATGTCGCATCACGACCGCACCAGGCGATCGCTCAGGATGCCGTGGAGCATCGTCCTGATGGCGTCGGCCTCGCCGTCGAAGTCGACCACGTCCCGGA